CTTTCATTCTTGTATTGTTATAGTTAAAAGATTCTTTTATATCTTTAGGAGCTGTTGGGTCAACATTCTCATCCCCAACCATTGAATACCCTAAATTTGTTTCGGGCTCGTAATTATAAAGTTTTTTTGTATTAGCAGATAGTTCGAAAAATTCTTTACACTTATCAAACCACTGATTCATAGTCATTTGATGAGCTTCTGGTATTGCGTTTTTGAAAACAGCAAAACCTACAGTTGTGTAGGCTTTGCGAATTTCTTCCAGCACATTATCTTTTTTAAAATCAATTACTGGAATCATAGGTTAGTTTCCTGGCACTACAGCGTCAATACCTTCAACATAATACATCATCGTATTAAGATGAAGATCATCAGCAATTTCACCAGCCTTTAGCTGAATATTGCCTTGATTGTCTTTTAGAGGACCAGTAAAGGCAAAATACTCACCTGCCATAATCTGCTCTTTATATTCTTGAGCTACAGCAGCAACATCCATTGGCATGTTTGTAAAGGGTGCCATACCGACAGCACCTTCGTTCATATGACCAAAGTAGTCTTCAACTTGCCAGTTACCGTCAATTACTTGTTGTACCTTTTTAATGTAGTAAGGACCCCAGTTATCGATAGTAGCAGTCAACTGTGCTTTAGGAGCAAAATTGATCTGATCAGAGGCTTGTCCAAAACCAAGTTTGCCTTGTTTTTGGGCAGCTTGAAGAGGTGCGGGTGAATCTGTGTGTTGAGCTACCATGTCACAACCATCAGCCATCATAACTTCAGCAGCTAACATTTCCTTGCCTGGATCATACCAAGTATTAACCCAAGTAATATCAATATCTACATTAGGATTCATTTTTTTAGCACCAAGATAGTAGGTATTAATTTCACGAATTACTTCTGGAATTGGGAATGCAGCAACATAACAAATCTTATTAGTTTTTGTCATCATACCTGCAATAATTCCTTGGATGTGCCGAGCTTGGTACAAGCGAAGACCATAGGTAGATAAGTTGTCTGTTCTTTTATAGCCAGTAGCGTGTTCGAATTTAACATCTGGAAATTCTTTAGATACTTTAACCATAGAATCCATAAAACCAAAGGATGTAGCAAAAATAATATCTGCTCCTCCCTGTGCCATTTGACGAATAACACGTGTAGCATCAGGTCCTTCATTTACAGACTCAATATAAACAGTTTCAACCTTATCACCGAAGTATTCTTCAACTTGTTGACGACCGATATCATGACGATAAGTCCAGCCATGATCTCCAATTGGTCCCACATACACAAATCCCACTTTTACTGGTTCAGCAGCAAAAGTGGCAGAGGTGAATGTAAGGAAGAGAGAAAGTGTGGCAAATAATTTTGCAAAGAGTTTCATTTTATTTCCTTTTAAGTTAGGCTAGTGCTCTAATCCGTTCAACAAGACGGTCAGCACGTTTAGTTACTTGTCGATACCAACGAGAATCGACCATTTCATCAGCAGCACGATTCCAATCACGAGCATCTACACCCGCTTTCATGCCTTTGAATTTTGAGAGACGAGGGCGTCCCATATTAAACATCATGTTTGCAATTACTCGTTGAGCTTCTTCTGGCAAATCTTCAAACTCTGGGTAAAGCTTGTTGCAGTCTGACAAGACTGTTTGGATATCCTGTTCGAAGGCTTCAGCGCATCTATCGGCATCGATAGGCGTTCCGACGGGTAATCCATGTTCTGGATCGCTCTCAAGCACAAGATGACCAATACCAAAAGTGGGAAGCCCAAGATGATCCAAATAAATCTCATGAACTTCTCCTTCGTCATAAGCAATTTCCTCTCTTAATTTTTCTAAATTCATTAATCATATCCTTTCTTTTCGTGTAATTTTCGCATATAGTAGTCTTCTCGATCTTCATCCATCTTAATTCTCATGCGATTTACATTTTTTAATTCTTGTTTATCAAGCACAGTAACTTTTTGAGTCCAAGTATCTCGTTTTACAGGAATAATCTGACAAATCGGTGTACCAGCAGGAATTATGACTGGTTTACCTCCAGGCTCTAAATCTGTGTGTAAAAAAGGAATATTTACAACATTACCATACACATCTGAATCTACTAAACCTGTAAGAGGGATAATAGGTGATTCTAAACGATTTATACAAGGAACAAATAAGACTGAATAGTCTTTAGGTGTTTCAACTACCCAAGGATTCATATACTTAAGAATAGTCATATTCTCAAAAGCTGAACCTTTAACTTGAGATGATGGATGAGTTTCAATTGGTTTCCATTTTTGAATCAAATACTGATGATGATCGTCAATAAATGGAAGATGAATAGTGCCGTCAGCTTTTTGTTCAATTACTACGTCCATATGCATTAGCATAGTATAGCCCGCAGTCATCGCATCTAAAAACGGCATACAACGTTTTACAGAAGAAATCTTGCCTAGTCGATTATCTTCAACTTTTGGAGGAATGTTTTTGAACCAAGAGGGAACCACCTTTTTGGAAGGTACGGGAGGTAGTACGATTTGGTCTGGAAAATCGTGGATTAAATGAAATTTAATTGTTTTGTTTGCCATAGACTATGTGTTAGGTTTAATGAATGAATCTGGAATATCTTCCTTAGCATCGTAGTTCTTAACTGTACCACAACCGCATACGTCGCAGGAACAAGTTTCACAATCTGGAGAGTAGCAATGGCACGGATGGCCGCAACTTTGACAGGTTCTAGGTTTACCTTGCATTAAATAATATCTCTACTTTTTAATGAACAATTCTCACTTCGTGTTGTAACCCAAGAAAGTTCTTGGATAATTCTTGAATACCACATTTTATCGTGGTTATCTTGGGCTTTGTCTCGGTCTTCTTTTAACTGTTTGATTCTCATATCTACATAATCTTCAGCTGACATTGACTTTCCCCTTCTCATATTATTTTCTATTCAAACCACGGGTGTATTTTTGACTTTTTGGAGGCGATTTTTTAGATCCACTAGGTCCGGCCCAATATACTTTATCTGCCCAATAAGCTGCTGACATCTTTCCTTTGGCGATGTTTTTTGCGTGGCGAGCTTTAAAGCTTCTGCGTGCCTCTGGAGAATAGTTGTGCCCCATTGAAGAATCTCCAAAGTGTATAAGTCGCACTTTATCTCCTTCTTTAGCGAGCACCATTCCTTTTTTGCCTGCTCTGTTTGAGCGTCTAGGTTTGTTGAATCCATCGAATTTAGTTCCTCTGTAATCAATTTTTCCACTTGGTAAGCGTTTTACTCCTGGGTATTTTGACATTTTTCATATCTCTCTTTAATCTCGTTCACAATCTGCCATTGGCGATGTGTTAGCTGTGGATACTTGCTTTGAGCATTCATACATCCAACTATAAATTCTTTTTCGCTGTCTGTCAAAGATTGATTATCAAAGAAATCTTTTAAGGGTTTTCTGATTCTTCGTGTGTTCAAAAGTCAATGTCCTTGCCTTTAGACTCCCAAGTCTTATAACGAGTTGGTTCAGATCCAGGATGATCTTCTGTTTCGCTAGGAATATCATAAATAAAGGGATCAAGCTTCATAAGCTCTTGTTTTTTCTTCTGAAACTCTCTTTCAAACTTCCAGTCTTCATACTTGTTGAGTAACCAACTGATCATATTGTTGTCTCCTGTTTTTAAGTAAAGGTAAAAATGGTACAGCATCTTGTTCAAAAACTATAGGGTCAGCTCCGTCTATAGTCATAATGATTGCTATATCTCTAATGCCTGTTCCGTACATCTCGTTATGTGCGACAGCATAAGCGCACCCTTGAATATAGTAGTCTGTGATTTGTTTAGTAGATTTTTTCTTTTTAGAAGTTTTAAAATCAATAATAGTAGGTTTACCTTTCCAAATACCTACCATGTCGCATCGACCAGCATACTGATATCTATTAGACCAGAGTACTTGTTCTTGTCCCCAAATTTCTTCAATACCTCGTTCTGTAGCCCTGATTAAATCTCTACTCATTTGACGAACGTCTGTACTTTCTTTAAATAACTCATCCCAGACATCTTCACCATTAAAATGGCGTTCAGCATATTCATGCACTAAAGTGCCTCGATCTGTAGCTTCTTTGGAAACTCTGCGAGCCTCCTCTTCACCTACTCGTTCTATCCATTTTTGTAACCAAGTGTTATCTGAAGTTTTGCCTAAAATAGTAGTAATTGATGGATAAGAACCGTCTGGAGTATGATAGGTTCTACCAGTTGGTAGTGTATCGGTATCGACCTCAGTCGTGTACTGAAACTTCTCTTTTGAAATCGTCCACGGTGTTGACAATCGGTTTTCCTTTCGCATTTAAACTTGTATTAATTAAGATGGGATACCCATGTTGTCTAGTTTTTTCTAAGACTTTCCATAAATAAGCGTTAGAAGAGCCAGTAACGGTTTGAAGACGAGCAGTATTATCTTGAGTTTTAAAATTACCATCAATAATATCAGCCACGAATAGCATTTCTTTAGAATGTTGATAAATTTTAAAAAACTTGTCAGCTTCTTCAATTTGGCAAATAGGCGCATAAGGTCTCCAAGAGTCAGTGTATCGTTCTTTTATAATATCAAGTTTTTTAATATTATCATCGGTTGGAGCACAAAGCAAAGAACGATTTCCAAGAGCTCGTGGACCGAACTCAGCACGTCCTTGTATTACAGGAACAATCTCTCCTTTTAAGATGCGATCAGCACACTCATCTGCAGAAATGTTATTATTAGCAGTAACACCTAAATAGGCATTTTCCCAGAGAGGTCGAGTAATTAATGCGGCGGCGCCTAAAGCACATCCTGCATCACCGGCGGCGGGTTGAATAGCTATTTTCTCAAAAGCAGAATATTTTAAAAGATGTGTATTAGCTACACAGTTTAAGGCAACACCGCCCGCATATGCAAGATTTTTTAACCCTGTTTCACGATATAACCAATGAGTTAATTCAAGAAGAATAGATTCAAGAACGTGTTGAACTGATGCAGCTATGTCCCAATCAAGAGTGCCGTATCCTATGCCACGTTCAAGATTAGTGAGTAAAGTATAGTCTCCCCTATCATCCCAACTTAAAATCTTATCTTGAATAAATTGAGTCCATTTTGGTCTGCCATAAGCGGCAGCACTCATAAGCTTACATTCGTCAGAAAGGGGAGTAAACCCCAATAATCGAGTTGCTGAACTATAAAACAAGCCAAGAGAATTTGGATAACGAAATCTTTTAAGCCATGTAATCTGCCCATCTTTGTATACTCCTAATGATGTTGAATAGCGGTTGCCAATAGTATCGACAACCATAATAGCACATTCAGTCCAGTTAGTAGTTAAAATCGAACTCATAGCATGAGATTCATGATGATCTACTAAAACAGGTCGTGCATTTGTGAATCGTTTGATATCACTCTTAAACTGAGAATAAGTAGTTTCTTCATAGAAAGCAGCGAATTCCCAATCATCATACTGATCACGCATCCAACGAATAGTGCGTTCTGGAAATCTTTTATCGAACTTTTCTCTAGTAAAACGCTCTTCATGCGAAGCACCTTGAATTAGCCCATTATTTAAAGACGCAGCTGCACTATCGTGGTGATAAGAGCTCACTCCTAAAACTTTCATTAAAATACCTTTTAGCTAAATTTATATATTCTGTCGAATTAATTGTATTATACTTCATTACAGAAACAAAGTCAACAAAAGTCCATCGGTCGTTATCTACGGTGGGCTGTATTCTATGAGCCATAAAACAAGGAAAAGTAACTGTTTTTCCTGGTTCTGGGTATATCGTTGCTATGATCTTACTTGGTGTAGGATAATCAAAGTCTTCATTCAAAATACCTGTTCGATCAAAGTTGCCAAGTTCTAAAGGCTTTCCTTCAGTTAAGTATATAATCTGAGTCCAATAACGGTTTGGTCTTGGATTATCTAATCGTCTATCAGTAAAAGAAAAAGAGTCTGAATGCCAACCGTAGTTGTCACCTGCTGATAGCAGTATTGCTGTTTTATCTTTAACTCTACATATTCTACGTTTTTGATGCTGATCGTCATAAAAAGAGTTAGCCTCTATATATTTCAATAGAGGCTTGATACTCTTTTTTACAAGAGTGTTTTCTCTTACAAAGACACAATCCGTCCAATCAGGATGTAAATAATCACGAGCAGATATCAACCCACTCCTTAATCTCATCCCATTTTTGTTCTTCTTCCTCAAGATTTTGTTTACGAATAATTGTGGCTACTTTAGTAATTGTAGTAACAGGGATAGCATACTCGTTCTTAATATCTTTTTTGAGTTCTGCGATTGATTCACGAATTGAATCAGCTTGAATCATAAGATCTACAATGCGGTTGATTTCTTTTTTAACTTCTTCTTTAAGTACGTGTTCCATTTTTTCCTCTTGGTTTAAGTGTGGTATATGGGTGTAGAGAGCGACGACTATGATCGTAAGACCAGTAAATCATGTTTTCGATAAAAGCTTTCCTAGCTTGATCGCTCTCATGGGCTATAACATATCGAAACATGTCATATTGAAAATGCTTTTGATGACCTCCAAAGTGTATAAAAGAATTATCTAGTATAGGTTGTAGGCCAAACCAAACGTGATTAGTGCAATAAGCAGGTTCTAAGTCTATATTTTCAAATAGTTTTTCTAAAATAATTTCATCATAAAAGTTATCAAAATTACTTCTTCTAAGAACCTCTAAATCTATGTTTCTAGTTTTAAGGTATAGTTGGTCATAAAACCACTTTTGTATTTGCTCCATCATTGCTTTATTACCCCAAAACAACCCAGCACAAAGTTTATTTT